GCTCTCCGACTGCCAGGAGTTGCTCGGCATCAACGGCGACGGCGGCAAGAGCAAAGAAGATATTCGCCAGGCCCTCAATCGCGCCAAGTTCTTACTCGCAGAAATTCAAGACGGCAACATGATCGCAGTAGTTGAAAGATAAGGAGAAACGAAAATGAAAAATTATCTCAGTTGTGCAGAAACCGCAGTAATGATTCGCCAGGTCCTAAAAGAATCTTTCCCTGGCGTCAAGTTCAGCGTCCGGTCTAGCGTGTATAGCGGCGGCGCTAGTATCAGGATCGGGTACCAGGACGGCCCAGGTTACGACGCCGTGAAGTCAGTCGTCGGGATCTTCGAGGCCTCTTACTTCGACGGGATGCAAGACTACAAAGGTCAAAATTATACCGCGATCGACGGCCAGGAAGTTCGGTTCGGCGCCGACTTCGTGTTCGTTGATCGCAAGATTAGCGACGAGATGTACGCCGCGGCCCTGGATGCCTTGTACGAAAAGTTTGCCGGTAACTTCGCCAGCGATCCGCTCCCACGTGTGACTGTCGCCGATGTAAAAAATGGCGCGTCACTTAGCCGCGAGATCCCCGGCATGAGTAACGGGTTGTACGGCGGATTTAACAGACGCCTGGATGAAGTGGTCAACGAGATGGCCGCCGACTTCCCGGTTCAAGAGAGCGCGACCCTGGCAAGAATCTCTAGCCTAGGCGATGACGGGTACGGGATGGGTTGTGTCGGTAGGTTAGCCGCATGAAGTTGGCGATCCTACGCCGGACCGTATTCCAGGGCGATGCAGTCCGTCGCCCGGTTGCCGTCGTCCTGGTCAAGCGCCTGGACGTTCGCGAGTATGCGACGTTCTTGCAAGACCCCGACGGCAAGATGTACGCCGGCTTATATTCCAGGGACTACGAGGCCGCATTTGGCGAGTACGAGATTCGTTGCCGCGCGGCCAGTTCGCCCGATGATCCGGGCCGTGAAATTAGCGAGGTGAAATTATGAAAGTGATTGCGTATTACCGTGTGAGTACCAAGAAACAGGGCGAAAGCGGCCTGGGTTTAGAGGCCCAAAAAAATACGATCAATCAATTCCTGGCCAGCTCACCCTATGAGCTAGTGTCCGAGTATGTTGAGATCGAAAGCGGCCGCAAGACAGACAAACGCAGACCACAATTAAGGGCCGCCCTGGAGCAATGCGAAAGAGAAGGCGCCACGTTGATGATTGCAAAGCTGGACCGTCTAACCCGTAACGTCGGATTCTTGACTACGCTCCTGGATCGCCAGGTCCCGATCATGGCGCTCGATATGCCAAATCTCCAGGACCCAGCGATGAGCCGATTCATTCTCCAGCTCATGGCCAACGTGGCAGAGTTAGAAAGAGCGCAGATTTCTGAACGTACTAAGAAAGCCCTGGCGGCGCGCAAGGCGAGGGGAATGTCATTGGGTTCACCCACCCCAGCCAACGGCGCCCAGGCCGGCGGATTGGTCACGGCGGACCAGGCAAACGAGTTTGCTTCCCAGGTTTACCCCGTGATCCAGGAGCTAAAAAAATTTGGTTGTGCGACCCTGGAGAAAATCGCCCAGGGTTTGAGTGCCAGGGGAATCGCGACGGCCACCGGCAAAAAAGCCTGGTCCATTAGTGCAGTTCGTAATGTTGTCAACAGATACGAGGGAGCAATAGCATGATGAATCTAATCGCAAGAGCAACACTATTCGCGGACCAGGCGCACGATGGCCAGCTCCGCAAGTTTAGCGGCTTGCCTTACATTAGCCACCCCATGGAAGTAATGCAGATCGTCCGCGGCGTATGCAATGACGATGACGTCCTGGCCGCCGCAGTTTTGCATGACGTCATTGAAGATTGCGGCGTGACATATACCGACTTGATGCTAGAGTTCAACGAGAATATCGCGCACCTGGTTTACCAGGTCACGAACGCGGCCGACGATGAAGATGGCGATCGAATTGTGAGGGCGTATATCAATCGCAATGTTATGGCCAACGCGAGTGACGACGCGCAGACGCTCAAGCTGGCCGACATCATTTCGAATTTATCGGGCATCGACCTGGCGCTTGAATGCGATCCGGCTTGGGCAAAAATGTACCTGGAAGAAAAGGTTGACATGATTAACGTATTGACCAGGGGCGATGCGACTTTGAAAAAGAGAGCGGCATCACTCGCCGCAGAAGGGATACTCAAATGCTCGATGCCTTAATCACCGGATTTGTTTTTATGTTTGCCGGGTTCTTCGCGATCCTGGTAATTATTGTGGCGCTTTACTTACTGGAGAAATTTCAATGAAAAAAATTGGTTCGTTTCTTTTACAAGGTTTAATGATGGTTGCATTCTCCGCGTTGCTTGCGGTGATTACGATCGAATGGTTCGCGGGTTGCGGCGAATATTATTACGACGCAAATGGCCGCATGGTTTACAACGAGTGTGTATTTATTGACTTCCCGAAAGGAAAATAAAATGGTAGGAAAAATTACAAACGACATTCTCCCGTCCGGGTCCCGGATCCCTAGCATCATGGGGGTATCCCCGTTCCGCTCACCGAATGACGAGTTGGCGGCCAGCATCGACGCGATGGAAGGCAAGCCGCGCCCGCCCTTTAATGTTGAGGCCGCAGACTGGGGCAACACGTTAGAGCCAATCATCATTAGTGAGGCGGCCAAACGCCTGGGCATCGAGATCCAGGAGTTGCAAGTTGACTACGCGCTTTCTTACCTGGAAGATGACGAGATCATTTTGCAATGTTCGCTCGATTCAATTTGGAAAGGTGATGGCCGCGTTGTTACTACGGATCCCGACATGGGTATTTATGTGATCGGCGCAGATAGCATTACATTGAATGGCCTGGGATGTTGCGAATCCAAACTAACAAGCGCCATGCCCGAAGATGAGCCACCCTTATATCGTGGTCCGCTCCAGCTCCAGGCGCAAATGTTATGCGCTGGCCACACCTGGGGAGTGATCGCGACCTTGTATCGCGGGACCGAGTTGCGCCTATTCTTTTACCAGGCGAGTGGCAATATGCAAACGCAGATCATTGACGTATGTAAGGAGTTCACGCGCCGCGTTAATAGTAAGTCCTGGTACCCGGCAATCAGTCCGGCCGATGCAGTCAAGGCGTATCCCAGCGTTGACGATTCCAGGCCAGCGATTGAGTTGTCCGGTGATGCGGCTAACTATGCGCGCCGCTTGATCGAGGCAAAGGCCCAGGCCAAGATCCTGGACGAAGAGATCGACCAGCTCCAATCCAAGATCATGGACAACATGGCCGACGCCGAAGAAGGTTATATTAAAAGTCCGGACGGTTCTATTGCGGCGCGAATCAAGTGGGCCATGCGATCCTATAAGGCCCAGCCTGAGAAGGTAACACCAGCCAAAGAGGCCCGCATCGAGCGGTCAAAAACATTACAAATATTGGGAGTGAAATGATGAAGATGAAATCTAAATTTCAGGAAAGACTGGAGTATCACATCGAGGCCAGGAAGGCAGAGAAAAACGTAGAGCCAATTCCTTTCGCGGGCCACGTGTGCGAGAAATGCGGCAAGACTTTAGAGATCGACCAGGTGCATACGTGTAGTCCGCAAGTGAAATCCCTGGCCGAGTTGGCCAACGAGTTCGAGGATCGTTACAACGCAAAGATGGGTCGCTCCGGCGTTCGATGGGCGGGTGACTAATGAAATTAGCACCAACACCGATGCAAAAAAGATTGCTCGATCACCTGGTCAAGCATCATGCAGATCATGGGGTTTACCCTAGCACTAGGGAGATATGCCAGGCGCTAGGATACACAAGCCCGTCAACAGTTCATGCCATGATGCACCGCCTGGAGCGACGCGGATTGATAAGGATCAAACCTTACTTAACCAGGGGAATCGAGATCGTGGTAAATTAGCGTATCTCTTTGCAGAGACCATTCCAGGCGTCACGTACCTGGCTTAACTCCCCGCCTAGTGCGGGGATTTTTTTATGCGTATGCCCTGGTCCCGGCCTTATCAATAATCAGCGCTTGGCGGCGCGGCTTATCTTCCGGCTTGTTGGGTACAGAGATATGGGTCCAGCGATCAAACTCGCGAATGATCTGATCGTATCCCAGGTCAGCCGCCATGATCGCCTTGACTACTTCGTCGGGCGTCATGCCTGGCACTCGAATATCTGCGGCGCATCCAATACGATGCTGGCTTGTATCCTTGGACCCTACTGCGTCATTGACTTGCTTGCAACGAAATGCCGAGTTAATCATCACCGGCTTACCGCCCAGGACAGTCTTAACTTCTTCCAGGAAAGCGGCCAGGCGTACCAGGTTTGCCATCTCCGACGCATTGGGCGTATTGTCAAACTGCCGGTGGTCGGTATGGGTTAGTTCATCCAGGGAGAAATGTTCACTTAGATTCATCTTTTTTCTTTTTCATTTCCATTATCTTCTCCAGGGATCTTCCGCCGAAATAGAATGACATAATCAGCATTCCCCATTGGCCCAGGAGTTCAACGTAATTATTGTTTACTTCAATATCTGCGGCGCTCATTGCGGCAAACGTTGTATAGACTAGCAAGATAAAAATTAAAGTCATGGGGCGGATGTTCTTGGATAACCAGGAATCGCTGGCCATGTCCGCTTGCTGGCGCTTGGTTAATTCTTGCGCCTCAATGTTATCTGCATTGAGTTCTGCCAGCCTTCCTTCTTGTTGCATCTTTAGAAGTTCTTGCTGGGCCTTGGCTTTAGCTTCCGGGTCAGGGATAAACTTGTCCAGGATTTTCATCCCGACATCAACGATTGCAGTTAATGGAAAC